CCGGTCCCGCGGCACCGAAAGCGGCACCTCGCCGTCCGAGCCCTTCACCCGCTTCGTCGCAACCCCGTTCCGGCGATTGGTCTGCTCCCGCGGCGGCTCTGCGCCAGCCTCGTACCCCAGATGCGCAGTCAGTTCGGCCCCGAGCATCCGCTCCATCAGCCGGACCTTCAGCTCCTTCATCAGCCCGGCATCGCCAAGCAGATCATCAGGCCGCTTGCAGCCCTTCAGCAACTCGTCCAGCACTTCGTTCGAAATCGTCATCGTCCTTGCTCCTCTCAGGAAGCATGGACCCAATCAGCCATACACAGAAGACCGGACACTCTCGAACCTCGGCACAATCAGCCGAGCGAAACGGGCCGGCTTCGCGAAGAACTCGGGAACGGCCCCACACGCCAACGCTTCGAGCGTCACGTATTCGACCTCTTCCGAGAGCGGCGAGAGCCCGCCGAAATTCTCGACGATCTCGTCGCTCTGATCGGTCGTCGCTACAGCCTGATCGCGTATCTGTTCTACGTCTTCGATGACAACCAGTTCTTGCCGATCGGCACCACCACATTCGACAAGGCTTTCGAGCAACTCGGAATCGACGTTCGAACCTCCGGTCGATGCTCGTGGTCGAACTACCAGGAGTTCATCGCAGCGGTGCGCTCGGTCCAAGCAGGGCTGACCAGTTGGGTTGGGGTCAAGGAAGTCCGCCTGATCGACGCGCATTCCTATCTCTGGCTGTTGGTTCGCCTGCCGCAGAAGATCGAACAGATGCGACAGCAGGGCTTACAGCGGCCGGGTGATCTCAAGGCGGCTATGATCGGCCTCGCTCAGAGCGTGATCCACCGCGTCGGCAATGCCAACGGGCAGGCAGTCGAGCGGGTGGTGAAGAATAAGGAGCTCTTCGGGTTCTCTTCGACGGAAGCGTTCTATGATTTTCTATGCCACCTGTGGGAAGACCAGGACGGGCGATGCGTGCTGACAGGTCTGCCGATGCTGCTGCCGCAGAAAGGACGACCGGTTACCGAGTTAGTGGTTTCGATCGACCGAAAGGACAGCGCAGGCCACTATTCGCCGGAGAACATCCAGCTAACCTGTTGGTTCGCAAATCGCTGGAAGGGGACGCAGGCGGATCACGATTTCGCTGCGCTTATCGATATTCTGCGTCGGGGCGAGGAAGCCCAAGGCGATTATCCGCAGCACTTTGGAGCTATCACGGAATAGCGGTGTGCCGTTAGACATCCGCGCTTGATGCTCGCGCCACCACGAATTCCATCGACCGCTTCGACGGCACACGCGTCCTGTTCAAGCGCCAGACGATGACCGCAATCCCGTACTGCCAGCGCCGGTTTGCGGTGGCACGGCTGATGCCGAGTTCCCAGCAGATCGGCTTCCACGGCTTCCGGTTCGCTCGAAGCCACAGCAGGCGCGCGTCGGCGGGGTCGAGCCAGCGCAGCCAGAGAAGAGTATCCTCGGCCTGCGTTATGTCGCGCGGGCTTGGCTTCGGCCGTCGCATTCGAGGCTCCTGACCGACCCTGTCGGCGAAGGTGTGGAAATACTCGGGCCAGGCGTTGAAGTAGCCCTGCGGCTTCACCTCGGGCAGCGACCGGAAGACATCGGCAGCGCTTTCAAGGCGCGCTTCGACCATGGCGGAAGTCCACTCAGTCATGGGCGATCTCCCTTGGCTCGACACGCGGGCCGTAGAGTTTTTCTGCTAGCTGGCGGACCAGTTCCTGCTCCGGCCAGGTGAGACGCGGGTCGTCGATGGACACGGCCAGTAGACCATGGTCGTGCCAGCCGTCCTGCTTGACGCGATCTGGATCACGCCGGGTGCCACCATAGCCTCGGGGATACCACCTCATGCGACACCCCCGTTCGTTGCAATGGCCCAATGCAGGAGGGCGATGGCATCCGCCTCGTTGTCATCGGCGGGGCTGAACCCGCGCGCTCGCGCGGCTGCAATCATCGCCTCCTTGTCTGCATTGCCCTTGCCGGCGGCATGGCGCTTGATGGTGCCGACCGGAACGCCCTCATAGGGGATGCCGCGGAGTTCAGCCCATGCCGTGAGGGTGGCCATCAGACCGCCATAGACATGGGCAGCGTCCGTGCCGACATGGCGGCGGACTTCTTCGAACCAGATCGCGGCGACAGGACCTGACAGCCGGTCGACCTCGGTCAGCCAGTTGGTGAAGCGCAGGTAGCGCATCCCGCCGCCATCGAAGCGGCCGGGGCGAAAGGACGTCGTGCCAGAGGTGATCAGGCCGTCATGGCCACGCAAGGCCCAACCTGTCGTTGTCCCGAGGTCGAGGGCAAGGATGCAGGACGTGGAAAGGCACCCCGGTTCGAGGCGCAGGTCGGCAGTCTGGATGGTCAGCGTCATGTTGAAGGCTCACCTGAATCGTGGGCCTTCGGCTTTGGTCATGGGCAGAGAATCATGACACGCGCACCCATTCAAGAAAAATGCGCCTGAACACACCTCTGTCCCACCTGGTCTTGGGGTGTCCCACTTGCCGATCAAAGTGGGACGCCAGATTTTCATTTCAAAACAAGGCGTGTCCCACCTGTCCCACTTGTCCCACCTTTTTCCCTACGTCGCATGAGGAAGAATGAGGTCAGCCGGGACATATGCGCTTCATATGGGAAAGAGAGAAGTTGGCGGTCCAAGTGGGACAGGTGGGACAGGATTGATTTGAAATGGTTTTTTCTGTCCCACCTTGGGATTGAAGTGGGACAGGCCGCGAAGTGGGACAGCGGCAAAACGAAAAAGGGCACCCGGTTGGATGCCCCCTCCATGCCTGCCACGGCCATCGCGACGTCAGCCGCGCGGCGACCTGCGGTAACGCCATTCGCGGGTCGCGCCTGCGCCGCTGCGGTATCGCTCCCAATCCCGCGACTTCAGCCAAGCCCCCACACGCATCTGGTCGCCCTTCGTCCATTTCGCTGGCTCGATGCCGAGCGCGTCTTCGAGGATTTCACCCACCGACACATCGCGGATCGGCTCGGGACGTTCGAACTCTTCATCCTGCCAATCATCCCAGCCCGCGTGGCCGCGATTGACGCTGCGGGTGTCGTGCGTCAGCCAGCGGTCGATCCGCGCGTCCCAGGCATCCGCCTGATAGCGCGCTTCCTGCGCGGCGGCGGCCTCGGCGAGCAGCGCCGGATCGTCGATCCACCAAATCGCGCCTTCGCGGAAACGGTGGACGGCTTCGGCCCAGAGTTGATCCCGGTCGCGAGCGATTGCGGCGATGTCGATGCTGCCACAGCGTAGTGGCCAGAAGCGGCGATTGCCGGTTTCGTCCCGCAGATAGGTGTCGGGGTTCACAGTGCCCGCGAAGACGCATTGGCGCGGCACTTCAACGGTGTAACGGCCATAGGGCGGTCGGAAGCGGTCGGTGGTGCGGGTCAGAAACGCCTTGATGCGCGAGACCTCGGCGCGGCCGATAGCATCGAGTTCGGCAATTTCCACGATCCAGACGCCCTGCATGTGGATGGCAGCATCCTTGGACCCAAGCTCGGGCAACTCGTCGGTGAACCAATCCTCGCCCGCGAGCACCTTGATCGCGGTGGATTTGCGCGCGCCTTGCGGCCCTTCGAGGATCAGCATGTGGTCGGCCTTCACCCCGGGCCGGTAGATCCGGGCCACCGCCGAGATCAGCCAGAGCGCGCCGATGGTGTGATGGAAGGCGGTCGGCGCTGCGCCGAGATAGGTGCTTGTCCAGGTCTCGATCCGGGGCGTGCCATCCCATTGCAGGGTGTCGAGCCAGTCGCGGACTGGGTGAATGCGCAGGTCGCGCGCCACTGCGCCGATACCTCGGCTGACAACCATGGGGGCGACGTTCAGCCCGCGCAACTGCAGCCATTCGGCGGTGCGCACATCGTCGGCATCATCCCATGGTCGCGGAAATCGGAGGGCCGGGTCATCCCACGGCAGCGGCTGACGAACCACGATGGATTGGGCGAACTCGTCGAAGGCCAGGAGCCCGGCAAAGACCGGATCCGAGGACAGGGCGATGATCACATTGGCCTCGTTGCGCTCGGGCGTGCCGGACAGATCCTGACACAGCCGCCCAAACCAGGCGGGACGCGCAATCCTGCCCTGCGGATCGCCCGTCGCATGCACGCGGCGGCGCAGTTCCGTCAATTGCTTGTCGAGGATCGACATGGAGATGCCGGTCGCGGTCTTGATCCGGGCGAGGATCTGGCGTTCGGGCAGCGGATCGAGCCGGGCAAGCGCAAGGCGACCGAGAAGGCTGGAGAGCGCGGCGAGTTCGGGCGGGTTGGTCAGTGCCTCGGCGGCGGCAATCAGAGCGTCCGGATCGCCAGGTGCCGGAGCCGCCACTGGCGTCATGGTCTCAGGTCCGCCCGGCTCGTCCGCCGAAATCTCCGGGCGATAGTCGGTCGCACGCGCTCCGCGCATCAGATCGTCGTTGAAATCATCGCCATGGAGCGGGACCACGATCTCGTTCGGAATGTCGGCCCGGTTCAGGCGATCCGACAGGGTCGCAGCGGCTTGACGACCTGCGTCGCCTGCATCGGCGTAGATCGTGATCCGCGTCGTGCCCGTCGGCCACTGAAACCGCGCGAGCCCGTCGGCAGAGAGCGCCGCCCAGACGGCGGTGCCGAACAGGGTATGCGCCGCTAGGGCGGTCTCGATGCCTTCGGCAATGCCGAGATGGCCGTCCGCAGGCATGGCGAACAGGCGCACGGCCGCATCCGCTACCGATCCCAGCATCTTCTTCCCGGCAGACGCCTTGGCGCTGCCGTCGTCGAGCAGGAAGGTCCGGTGAATACCCTGAGCGCGGGTGCCGTCTGCCAGGCGTGGCAATGCGATCAGGCCCGGCCAACCGCGTCGCGTGTCGAAATCCGGCAGATCGGGGTGGAACAACAGATCCGGGCATCCCGGATCGGCAAGGCCGCGGATGCGGAGGTAGGTTTCGCCGGGCGTGCCAGCGAGCGGCTGTGCGCCGTCAATCAGTCGCGCAATCTCGCCGGTATGATCGGGCTTCGGGCGCGGCGCGTTTCGGGGCGCGGGATGATCCATCCCGGCAATCCGGGCGGCTTCGTCGAAAAGCGCGCCGTCGCTCAGCCCCGTCGCCTGCGCGATCAGATCGATGGGCCCGGCGCTTTCACCAGTGGCATAATCGAAGCCCCAGCCTGCATAAGGCCCGTCGAGGTGGATGGTGCACGACCCTTCCTTGCGTGGCGGGCGGCCGGACAGGTCGGCACAGCGTAAGGAGCGACGGTCGCGCGCCAGCCGCGCCTCCGGAAAGATGCTGGGGAGCCAGTCGCCTGCGGTGGCGGCAAGCCGATCCTTCACGGCGGCCAGATCGTGGCGTGCCTTCGGCGTGGCGACATCGTTGAGATCGATCATCGCGTCCCCTCACGCCAGGAGGACGAGGCCGCGCTCGGCGCGGGTGATGGCGGTGTAGAGCCAACGGCGGCGGTCGATCTCGCTGCGGCCCAGTCCGTCGTCCCAGACGATCACGTTCTCCCACTGCGATCCTTGCGCCTTGTGGGCAGTGATCGCCCATCCGAAGGTCGCCTCGGTCAGCTTGCGCTTTTCCCGCCAGTCGCGGTCATGGCGCTTGGCATCGTAAGCGACGTGATCCTCGAAATGCCCCTTGTAGATGCGCAACCGGCCCGGGCGGCCGTCGCTGTCGAATGGCGTCACACGCCGCCCGTCCTCGTCATGCACCACGGCCGAGAAGTAGAGGCTGCCTTCGTCGACGATATCCTCGAGGGTCAGGAACATGCCGTTGATCAGACCGAGCGAATTGTCGTTCTTCAGGCAGATGATCTTTTCCGCCCCGCCAGTGGGCAGATACGTCCCGCCCAGCCCGGCCGCCGCGCGCATCGCGTTGTTCAGCTGGAAGCGCGTCGCGTTCAGGCCGCAGATCAACTGCCCGCCGCGCAGCGCCTGATCCGGCGTGATGTCGCCCTTGCGCAGTTTGGCGACATGGGCGTCGTAAACCCCGAAGCCGATGGGTTCCCCCATCCGCGCCATCGTGGCGAGACGGATGATGGCGCTCTCGGCCGCCTGGCGGTGAATCTCCGTCAGCATCACGTCGGGGGCGTCCCGGGTGAAGGCCCCTTCGCCCTTGATCGGCGGCAACTGGCCGGGATCGCCCAGCACGAGGATCGGCTTGCCGAAACTCATCAGGTCGCGGGCCATCTCCTCGCCCACCATCGACACCTCGTCCAGCACGATGAGCCGCGCATCCGCGGCATCGCTTTGCGGGTTCAGGGCGAAACGGGGATGCTTCATCGCGGACAGCGCCTGGCGCATCGCCTCGATCCCCGCCTCGGCCGCGGTCCTGTCGAAACCGGTCAGCTTGCGCGCGGCGGTCTCGGCCTCCTGAACCTTGGCGGTTGCGGCGGCGATTTCCTCTTCGGTCGACTCGATCACCGAATAGATCAGGCTGTGGACGGTGCGGGCGGGCGTGCCCTTGCGGCTCAGGACCAGTGCGGCCTTGCCCGTGAAGGTCGCGGTGACGACGCCCGGCACGCAACCGCCGTCCTTCGCGCAGCGATGGGGTGACAGTCCAAGGTCGTCGAGGGCGAATTTCAGGACCGTGCTCTTGCCCGACCCGGCATAACCGAAGAGCCGGAACACCTGCTGCTGCTCGGCGCGGTTCTCGAACCAGTCGCGGACTTCGGCGATGGCGGCGGCCTGCGCGGCCGAGGGGACGAAGTCAGACACCGACGCCCCTCCAGCACCGCTCTGCCCACGCGCAGGGCGCGTGCCACTTGCCGCCGGCCATGCCGCCCCGGCAGACGACCGCCGTGGGCTCGGTGGCCATCCGGGGTAACCATTCGCCGGCCGCCGAGGCCTGGACGACCGTGACGGCCCGATCCGACATCTCCTGCGCAAGGCGGGCATCGAACGGGACGAGTTCCGCATGCAATTCCATCGTGTCGCGGTTCAGCGCGGTGAACAGCGCCGGGTTGGGCAGGTCCATGTAGGCCTGATAAAGGGCGATTTGGGCGGCATAGACAGGCCGCGCGATGCTGACGCCGCGCCTGACCACATCCTTCCAGCTGGAGGCCCCGAGCGCCTTGTTCTCCCAGAGGGCGGGGAAATCCATCGCGACGGGGCCCGAGACGAAGCAGCCGTCGATATGGCCCTTGAACCGGCCCGCCATGGCCTCGAAGCCGAACTGGCGGCCATCGGGGCGTTCGGTGCGCAGGTCGAACCCGGCGATCCTGAACCAGCCCGCGACAATGTCCTCGGCCCGGTGGCCAGCCTCGAAGATGCGCAGGATGCGCGGTTCGAACTCCTGGCCCTCGTCCTTGGGCACCGCGAGGAAGTCATACTGGATCTGGCGCAGACAGTCGCGCCCGAGCCCCGAGGAACTGACATAGGTGCGGGGGCGCTCGGCACGATTGCGCGCCGTCAGGGCCGCATCGATGGCGGATGAGACGGCCGTGGCGATCGGCGGACGCGGCGCATCCTGACCGTAGATGCAGCCCGAGCCGTGGTTCAGGTCGATCATTGGTCGCGCTCCCAGAACCCGCCAGCCTGCGCGATGCAGGTCAGCTTGTGATGCTGGGCCTCGGTCAGCCGGGCACGCGCGCCGAATTTCTCGAGCTTCAGGCGCAGGCTCTCGCAGAACTCGACTTCGAAGTCGGTGATGGCGTTCGCCGTCGCGGCGGCGAGAAGGTCGGTCCAGGGGGCGGTCTCGTCGTTCAGGTCGATCATGGCTGACCCCTCAGAACGGAATCGGATCGTCATGGGCCGTGCCGGTCCGCTCCTTGCGTGCGCCCTGCGCCAGCATGCTGTCCACGTAGCCGGTGACGGCCGCCTCGATCAGACGGTCGATGTCGGCGGCGGTGCGGTTGAAGAAGGGCGCCATCAGGCCAAGGTCGGTCAGCGCTTCGGCGAACAGCACCCGGGCGTCGCGGATGGCCTGTGCCTCGCGGGCGGTCTTGTCGATCATGCCGTTGTTCCTTTGGGCGATGGCGCTGCCCACGTCCTGACAGCGGAGCGAGCAGAAGCGGTGATAGGGGTAGCGGTCGTGCTGGAGCCGGTGGACGTAGCCAAAGCCCCGGGCCTCCCGGGCGCAGACGGCGCAGATCGTCACCCGAGCAAGAGCGTCGCGATCGGGTCGTCCCGTGGCCAATCCTGCCGGTGAAGCCGTTGCGATTGCATCACGATCCAGCGCGAGATGGCGTTCACCGCCATGGCCTCGAGGTCGCCGAGGGTGAGGCTTGCGATGGGTTGGTGCAGTCTTCCTCGGGCCTCGAGCCATCTTCCGATCTCCAGCGCGGCGGCGCGCGTCACTTGCGCCTGCCATTCGTCGGGGGTCATGGGCCGGTCGCCCGGCCCAGCCCCATCGGGCTTGGCGGTGGTGGATCGCACCGACCCACCCGACCGCCGCTTCCGCCGCGCTTCAGCCATTGAGCCACGCGGGCATGGCGGGGGTGCCCGGCGCAGCGGGTGCGGGGGCCTGCGGCGCGGGCGGAGCGGCCGGGGCGTTCTGCGCGCCCCAGGCGGGCGCCGGTGCCGCCGCGGGCTGCGGTGTCGCGCCCCAGTTCGGCGCCGCAGGCGACGGTTGCGCCGCGCCCCAGGCCGGTGCCGGAGCCTGCCAGCCCGGCGCCGCGACGCTCGCGGCCTTGCGCGGCGGGGCGTTGACCGGATCGGGCGGGACGATTTCGCCGCGCATGATCGCGGCATGCTGCGGCTCATCGGGCAGAACGACGTTGGCGATGCGGTTCTGGTCGCGGTACTGCGGGTTGGAGGCGGGTTCCACCATGATGCGGGCGGCGAAGACGATGCCCTCCAGATGCCGCAGACCGGGCAGAACCCGCTTGGCCTTGGCGGCGGGGCTTTCGTCCCTGGGATCAAGGCCAAGGGCGCTGTCCACGATGGCGCGAAAGGTGGATTTCGAGATCTTCCAGCCGATGGACTGGCCCTTCTCGTCCAGCTTGCCGCCCGCGACGGTGAAGCTCTGCCAGAACTTGCGGCGGGCATGGGGGCCGTCGACCACGGTGAATTCGCAGTCGAGCATGCGCGCGTCGCTGGACTGCGAAGCCTTCAGCAGCCCCGCATCCGCCGGGGTCGCGCCGTTCACGCCGCCGGGGCGGATGGTCAGGCGCACCTTGGCGAAGGTGCCGTCCGGGATCAGTTCCCCGATGGGGGCCATCTGCGGCTGGGCGTCGTTCAGATCGTAGCTCATGGTCATGTCCTTTCAGGGATCAGGAGGCGAAAGCGGGGTGATGGGGGGCGCGGCCGTCGATCCGGGCGAGCAGCGCGCCGAGGTCGGGCGGTTCGGTCAGGTCGAGGCGGCCGGAGCGGTCCTTGGCGGGAAGGCCCCAGGGGTTGCCCGACTTGCAAACAAGGCGGCGGTCGGTGGCGGTCTCGTCCAGCACCCAGCCACCCTCGGCATCGCGGGCGAAGAGGTGCATCGAGACGACCTGGTCCACGATGCCCGGCAACTCCCGCCCGGCCTTGCTGCCTTCCATCTGCGGTTGCCAGGTGACGGTGCCGAAGTCGTCGGTCACCTTTTCCAGAACGCCGACGAAGATCACGGTCTTGCCGCGCGCATGCTGGAGGTGCTTCAGCGCCTGGATCACCTCGCGCCCCAGAAGCCCGTAGGCGCCCCGGACATCCGGCTTGCCGGTCCGGTCCGAGAAGGCCTCGGGCTGCTGGCGGGCATAGGCCATCGCCTGCCGGGTAAGATCGGTGATCGAGTCGACAAAGACGATGCGGCGCGCTGCGAGGAAGGCCTCAATACCGCTTTCACGGTGCTGGGCCTGCAGCCACGCATGGCGTTCGGTTCCATACCAGGACTGCGGGTGTTGCGCGGGGTCCGGTCCGCCGATCAGCACCGCAAGATCGCGGAAGTCGGTGAAACTGCGCACCGGGATCGAGGCGCCGCGCCAGTCCTGCACCGATTTCATCCCGGCCTCGAGGTCGAGGCAGACGGTTTCCTCGGCAGGCAGGGACTTCAGAAGCGTGGTCTTGCCCACGCCGGGCGGGCCGAAGATGGCGAGCGAGGTCTTGTTCTCGGCGGCCGAAAGGCGTTCGTCGGCGGTGATGATGCGGAAGGCCATGGGGTTCTCCGAAGGAATGAAAGGTCGCGGCGGCGGGGGTGACCGGGTGCCGAAGGGGAACCTGCCCGGCGTTGCCGCTCGGGCGTCCCGCCGCCGCGCGTCACCGGTCTCGGGTCTCGAGCCGGAACACGGGTTTGCCGGTGGTCTCGGACCGGGCGGCTGCGAAGCCTTCGCGCATGGCATCGGGCCAGGCCCCGAAGCGGCGTTCGGGCACGCGATAGGCGATCTCGAGATACTGGGTCGGATCGTCGCCGGCCTCGCGGATCCGGGTTGCCATGGTGGCCAGCCGGTCCTGATCCCAGGTGACCTTCTTCGGCAGGTCGGCGATCACGACCACGCCCGCATCCTCGATCCGGACCGTGCCGGAGGTCTTGCCCTGTCCAGACCGCTCGGCCTCGGTCGCGGCGCCATAACGCTGCGCCAGTGCCGCCTCGAAACGGTCCTTCAGGCGCTTGACCCGGGCGCTCTCGGCCGCTGCTTCGTCCTGCAGCGCAAGAAGCAGCGCAGCGGGCATGTCGGCGATCTCGCCGATGGACAGCCGATCGAGGTCGTCGAACGTTGGCAGGTTGTTGAGGCGGGCCTCGGTCGGCGCCTCAGTGCTGGGGAACGGCATGGCCATTACCGCCCCTCCCGCTTCAGGGCCGCATCCACGGCACGGTCCGTGCCTACAGCCCCGGCTTCCCGAGCCAGACGGTGGAGCTTTTCCAACGCCGAGGATCGCTGGATGGCCGCGGACAGTTCGGCATTCGCGGCGACGATCGCGATGGCGATATCGTCAACACTCGCGGTCTCGACGGGCAGCGGATCGGTGGCATTGCCGGGACGCCAGGAGGTGGGGATCACCTCCGGCAGATCCTCAAGGCTGCGGAAAGCCTTGCGCAGGAGCGCAAGCGGGCCGTTGGTCTCGGTCATGTCCGTTTCTCCGTTGAGGGATGGGGCCGAGTTTCCGGCCAGAAGGAAGTAGACGGACGGCGGCAGCCGATCCCCGATCCAGGCAAGCGCGGCGCGCATCAGGCGGCCTCCTCTGTCGCGATGAGATGGGAAAACGGGATCGGCGCATGGCGCGGCTTGGTCCGCGCGATGGCCAGATAGGCGAAGCGGTCGGGGCCGACGCGGACCTGCACCAGATGTACCAGCGCGGCCTCGAAGGCGCGGTGGGCGGCACTGGCCAGCGCTCCGAGCCTGCGGCGATCCGGTTCCGGCAAGGTGGAAATCACCGCCGTGGTATCGATCCCGAGAAACCCGCGATGATACTCGAGGCGGTCGCCCGGCATGGCCTGGCCGATCCAGGCGCAGAACTCGATGTCGGTGAGCGGCCGGGCCTTTGCGGGCGTGAATTCGGTGAGGGGCATGACGATCATCTCCATGTCGGTCCTCTACTCACGCTGCTCTCGAACCGTCCCACTTGGCCCCGATCCCGCGCATGGCGAGGTCGAGCCGCAGGCGGGCGATGTGACGGTAGAGGGCGGACCGGGAGGTGCCGGTATGCTCGACGATCTCTGCGACAGCGCAGGTGCCAAGTGCCGCGCAAAGCCCGCGCGCTTCCTCGGGCAGGCCGCCCAGCACCCGGGCGAGATCGTGACGGGTGTCGGCGTCGTTAGCGGCAGAGCGGTCCTGTCCATGCCAGGCGGCCAGACCATCGGCTTCCGCCAGCAAGCAGCCCAACGGTTCGGTCCCGCCGGAAACGGGGGCATCGAGCGAAAGCACCGTGCCGCCCTGCATCCTGCGTTGGCGATGATGGCGGATGGCGATGCGCGAGGACTGGTTGCGCAGGACGATGTTGGCGAAAGCGCCGATGCTGCCACGGCGCGCGTCGAAGCCGGGCAGCCGACAGATCAGGTCGATCAGCAGGTCCTGGCGGAGATCGTCGAGATCGGCGGCAGGCAGCACCAGCTTGCGATGCAGGCGGCGCGCGGCAACGGCCGCCTCGTCGATCAGCGTGGCAAGGTCATCGGGGGAAATCGGCGGAAGCATTCGGGAGCACCTTGGAACATGTTGCTGTTGTTCCGAATGTGCCGCTCAGCGCGCTGCTGCCGGTGTAATTGCCATGTGTTTGTTATGTGCGGATTGTGTGTGGCGGCCTCAGGGTTGGATGACCACTTCGGCAGGGTCGAGGCCGAGCCGATAGCCGCGCGCGCGAACCGTCGCGACCAGCGATTTCGCCTGCGCCTCGGGCATGCCGGAGGAGATAAGCGCGTTGCGAAGGTCGCGGGCGATTTCATTGGCGGGACGGCCGGTCTGCCTCTCGATATTCTGCTTTTTCAGGACTGGATCACGCTTGACGGATTGCTCGATCAGCAGCCGAAACAGCGCGAACATCTGAGTCGGCAGGTCGAGCCGACGGCCGTCGAGAGTGACCGATTGCGCCGAAAGCGTCATGACAAGGCGCGGCACTGAAGATGGCGGATCGAGGACGAGGCGTTCCGTGCCATCCGACCCCAGCTTGAAAACCGCCGCAATATCGTGGGGCTCGACCCCGACCTCCCGCAACCTGACAGCGATTGCCGCGGAAAGGTCGTGGACGATTGCCATGATCGGCTTCGGCCCCACGGCCGCCCTGATCGCCATCACCGCGCCCGGCGCAACCAGATTTTCGGCATCGATTGACAGGACCACGGCATGGCCGGACGGGGTCTCCCCCAACAACCAGACGCCGTCAGCAATGCAGGCAACTACGCCGCCCAGATTCCCGCTGGCTGTAATCCGGGCCACGAGCCGGTCGACGTCGACCGAGAAGCGGCGCAGATCGTCTTTCTGCAGGATCACGTCTTCGGCCGGATCGTGCGGGCAGCAAGCGCGGAACGTGTCGTCCAACTGTTCGAGGGGGCGCGCATCAAGCCCGCAATCGCACTCCGCGCAGACCGACCAGGTATCGGCCCTCCGTTCCTCGATCAGCACCTGCGCCCGCAAGAGGCGCTCCACATCACTTGCGGGAAAGCGGCTCAGCGCCCGGCCCGAGATCAAGGCCCGGGCGCCGCCCTCACTCAGCCGCGTCCACAACCATGCCAGCATCGCGGTCCTTCTCCAGCCCGTGCCGCGCGATCAGCGTGTGGACCGCCTTTTCGAACCGCGTCCGGCGGAAGGCGAGCGTCCCCGGTGGCTTCAGCCGCACCGTAACCTGTGCCGGACGCTTTGCGCCGGTTTCGAATGCGACCCGAAAGGTGATCTCGCCCAACCGCCAGCCCCGGCCGAACCGCACCTCGCTGCCGCGGAAATGCGTAAGCGCGCCGCCGGATGCGTCCTTCGATTCCCAACTGCGTACATGACGCCAGCGCTGATCCTCTTCATCCCGCTCGAAGAGGTCAGCGGCGGCGGCCACGATCCGAACCTCCTTGATGGTCTCGTCATAGCGATGCTGGAACGCGAAATCGGGCCCGGCATCGCTGATCGGATCGAGCGTATAAAGATCGCGGGCGTCCCGCCCCGAGAAGAACCCGGGCCGCCTCAGTATATGCCGGGCGAAAAGCTCGGCGATCTCGCCTTGCTGCGCCTTGACCACGCCGCCCACGAACAGGCGCCCTTCCACCGGGGAGTAACGCAGCACCGCATATTTGACCGCGCGAAGGGTAATGATCTCTTCGCGATCCCCGGTGACCACCGGCGTCGTAGTGACCTGCGCGCCGTGGCTGATCACCAGGTTGATTTCGCCGTCTTCCTCATAGGGCCCAAGGCGGCAATATTGACCCTGCAGGTCCTGCGAAAACAGATTGATCACCGCAGCCTTGAAAGCCTCGGTCATTTCTTCGGTCAGGTCCGCTCCAACATCGCGTTCCGGGCCGCGAAACTCGGCGGGCGAAGTCGGCGCACGCAGCGCATGAAAGTCGGCTGCTGCCTCGAAAACGCGGTGATGCAGCAGGTACGTGTGAAGCGCGACGTGTTTGGGATCATGGCGAATGGGCGCTGCCTCGGCGTCGGCAGGGTCGGGCTCGGGATAGAGAACCACGCCACGACGACGGGCTTCGTTCAGAATAAGCTGCATGCCCTCGCTGGTTCCAAGCTCGGCAACGCGATGCAAATCGGCGACCATTCCGGCGTTCCAGCCTGCAACGGTTCCTTCGAAATGCGTCGCCAGAGCCGCCCGAACGGTTGGGGCCTCTCCCTCGAATGCCACAGGCAGTTCGTCCTCGCCGAAGTGCCGAACGAACAAAACCCGCATCAGGGCCGGATCAATGGTTTTGAGAAACTTCGGATTAACAAATTTCTTGAGATCGGAACCCACGGGAATACCTCGCAAACGGCCGACATGTTCTGATTATGTTCTACCCGACCGGACAACCGGGAGTCGAGTCCGAGGCGGCTCTACCCGCGCCTTTCCGGACTCCGTGGGACGGTTCGCGAATGCGGTGAGTAGGAGAAGGGCGAGACATCACGGACCGCCCTTCATGAAACGCCCGAATCCTTTGCCGCCCGACCAGATGACCCCCGCCGAACGCCGCGCCGAACTGTGCGGCCTGCTGGCGCTCGGGCTGATCCGGCTGCTGCTGCGCGAGCGGGGCGAACCTTCTGACGAGACTGGAGAAATTCGCCTACACTATCCGCCCGAGCGATGCCGTCATGCAACTCCAACTCACCGGAGAAACGCATGACGACCCACGATCCCATCCCCGCGCGCCTGGCGGCACTGAAGACTGCGACGACGCCCGAACTGAAGCAGCAGTGGCGCGATCTATTCGACAGCGAGCCCCCGCCCTTCAACCGGCGCTATCTCGAAAGCCGGTTGGCATACCGGATCCAGGAACTCGCCTATGGCGGGCTGAAGCCCGAGACCATCCGGCGGCTGGAACGGCTGGGTGAGGACCTCGACGGCGGCGACAGGAAGAAGAGCCGCGTCCGCGCGGACGCCATGCCCATCGCCGGCACGCGGCTGATCCGCGAGTGGCAGGCCGTCGAGCACGTCGTTACCGTCACCGCGGACGGCTTCGAATGGCAGGGGCGGCCGTACAAGTCGCTGTCCGCGATCGCCCGCGCGATCACCGGCACGCGCTGGAACGGCTGGGTCTTCTTCGGGCTCAAGAACCACAGGGGGCGGAGATGACGAAGCCACCCCCCGAAAAATCGAAGCCCGTCCGCAAGCTGCGCTGCGCGGTCTACACCCGGAAATCCTCCGAGGAAGGGCTGGAGCAGGAGTTCAACAGCTTGCACGCGCAGCGCGAGGCCTGCGAAGCCTACATCGCCAGCCAGCGGTCCGAGGGCTGGGTGCTGGTCCGCGATCAGTATGATGACGGCGGCACCTCCGGCGGCACGCTGGAACGCCCCGGCCTGCAGCGGCTGATCGACGACATCGAGGACGGACTGGTCGACGTGGTGGTGGTCTACAAGATCGACCGCCTCAGCCGCTCGCTCGCGGACTTCGCCAAGCTGGTCGAGGTGTTCGACCGGAACGGTGTGACCTTCGTCTCCGTCACGCAGTCGTTCAACACGACCACGTCCATGGGGCGGCTGACGCTGAACATCCTGCTGTCATTCGCTCAGTTCGAACGCGAGGTGACCGCGGAACGCATCCGCGACAAGGTCGCGGCCTCTCGGCGCAAGGGCATGTGGATGGGCGGGGTGCCGCCCTATGGCTACCGCGTCGAGAACCGGAAGCTGGTGATCGACGACGAACGCGCCGAGCATGTCCGCTGGATCTTCGAACGCTTCCTCGAGATCGGGTCCTGCACGGAACTCGCGCGGGAGGTTGGCAAGCGCGGCATCCGCACGCCGCGCGGCAACCGGATCGACAAGAAATACCTCTATCGGATGCTCAACAACCGCGCCTACATCGGGGAAGCGGTCCACAAGGGCGACAGCTATCCCGGCGAACACGACGCGATCATCGGCCGCGAGATGTGGGACCGGGTCCACGCCATTCTGCAGGAAAGCCCCCGCAAACGTGCCGCACGCACCCGCGCCGACACGCCCGCACTGCTGAAGGGGCTGCTGTTCGGGCCCGATGGCACCGCGTTCTCGCCGACGCATACCCGCAAGGGCGGGCGGCTCTACCGCTATTACGTCAGCCAGACCGTGCTGAAGCATGGTGCAGGGGCGTGCCCCGTGGGCCGGGTGCCTGCGGGCGAGATCGAAGCCGCCGTCATCGACCAACTGCGCGCTGTGTTCCGCCAGCCAGAGATCGTCGCGGGGACGTGGAAGGCTGCGCGCGCCCACGCCGACGGCATCACCGAAACCGAGGCCCGCGCAGCCCTGCAGAAACTGGACCCGCTGTGGGACGAACTCTTTCCAGCCGAGCAGGCGCGCATCGTGGCCCTGTTGGTCGAGCGGGTCGAGATTAGCACCGAAGGCTTGAACGTCCGCCTGCGCTTGGACGGGTTGACCGGGCTCGCGCGCGAAATCACCGCCGACATAGGAGCAGCCGCATGACCCGCGCCACCCCGGTCCCCGATACTGTCACCATCCATGTCCCGTTCCGCCTCGTGAAGCGTGGGGGGCGGAAGGAGATGCAGTTGCCCGGAGGCGCGTCGACCCCGCGCCGCCCCGATGACGCACTCGTCAAGGCACTGGCCCGCGCGTTTCGCTGGAAGCGGATGCTGGACTCGGGCGAGTTCGCGTCGATTTCCGAACTGGCCGCGAGGGAAGGCATTGCCTTCACCTACATGGCGCGGATCCTGCGCCTGACACTGCTCTCGCCCGATATCGTGGAGACGATTCTGGACGGGAAGCAAGGGCCGGAGATCACGCTGGCGCGGGCTCTGGAGCCGTTTCCGGTTGAATGGTCAAGGCAGTCATCAGATAGATAGCACAATCCCCTGAGCACCTTTTGCAAGCCGTGCCGCCAAGAGGGGGTAGTGCAAAAGATTGGCAGGGGCATCAAATGGCCATCAAGAAGAGCGACATCTACCGATCCCTTTGGGAAAGCTGCGACCAGCTCCGTGGTGGGATGGATGCGTCGCTCTACAAGGATTACATCCTCACGCTCCTCTTCGTGAAATACGTGTCCGACCGTGCTGGCCAGCCCGACGCGCTGATCGAGGTGCCGCCCGGCGCGTCCTTTGCCGACATGAAGGCCCTGCGCGGGTCCAAGAACATCGGCGAGGGGATGGACACGATCATCGCTCGCATCGCCGAAGAGAACGACCTCAGCGGTGTAATCGACCGGGCCTTCTTCAATGATGCCGAGAAGTTCGGACGCGGCCAGAAGATGATCAATACGCTGACCGCGCTGATCAACATCTTCAGCAGGGAAGAGTTGAACTTCTCGAAGAACCGGGCCGACGGCGACGACATCCTCGGCGACGCCTACGAATACCTGATGCGCAACTTCGCGACCGAGGCGGGCAAGTCCAAGGGGCAGTTCTACACCCCGGCCGAGGTCTCGCGTGTCGTTGCCGCCGTGGCGGGCGTCAGCCGCGCCACCAGCCCGAAACAGACGGTTTATGACCCAACCTGCGGCTCGGGCTCGCTGCTGCTGAAGGCCGCCGAGACCGCCCGCGTGCCGATCACCATTTTCGGCCAAGAGATGGACATCGCCACCCGTGGCCTCGCGCGCATGAACATGATCATGCACAACCGCGCCACGGCCGAGATCGCACAGGGCGACGTGATCGCCGAACCGCATTTCCTGGCCGACGCCCACACCCTGCAGACCTTCGATTTCGTTGTTGCCAACCCGCCCTTCTCGGCCAAGGCCTGGGCCGCGGGGCTGACGGCCGAGACGAAATACGGCCGCTTCGACGATGGCGAACCGCCCGCCAAAAACGGCGACTTCGCCTTCTTGCTGCACATCCTCGCGTCGATGAAGGCCACCGGCTCGGGCGCGGTCATCCTGCCGCACGGCGTCCTGTTCCGCGGCAATGCCGAGTCGAAGCTGCGCGAGAAGATCCTGAAACGCGGCTACATCAAGGGCGTCATCGGCCTGCCCGCCAACCTGTTCTACGGCACCGGCATCCCCGCCTCGATCATCGTGCTCGACAAGTCCGAGGCCACCGCCAACCGCCCCGTCTTCATGGTCGACGCCTCCAGGGGCTTCATCAAGGACGGCCCCAAGAACCGCCTGCGCGAGCGCGACATCCACAAGATCATCGACGCCTTCACGCGCCAGCAGACAATCCCTGGCTATTCCCGCCTCGTCCCCTTCGACGAGATCGCCCGCAACGACTTCAACCTGAACATCCCCCGCTACATCGACGGCTCCGACCCCGAGGATCTGCAGGACATCACCGCCCACCTGCACGGCGGCGTGCCAGAGCGGGACATCGACGCGCTGGGCGAGTTCTGGGCCGTCATGCCCACGCTGCGCGCCACGCTCTTCGGGCCGAACCCGCGGCCTGGCTATGCCGATCCGCTGGTCGCGCCCGATCAGGTTCGCGCGACCATCCGCACCCACCCGGATTTCGCGGCCTTCCGCGCGCAGGTCACCGCCATCCTGGACGGCTGGATCGCGGCCAATACCCCCCTCCTTACGGGCATCAAACAGGGCGACCACCCGCGCGACCTGATCCACACCATTGCGGAGGACATGCTGGCGCGCTTCGACGCCGCCCCCCTGATCGACAAGTATGAGGCCTATCAGCGCCTGATGTCCTATTGGGCCGCCACCATGCAGGACGATGTGTTCATCATCGCGGGCGGCGGCTGGCTGGCGGCGCGCGAGTTGCGCGAGGCGCGCAAGGAGACCAGCGACGACGGCAAGGTGAAGTGGCTGGAAGAGGGCGACCTGACGGTGAACAAGGTCCGCCTAGTGGCCGATGTTATCCCGCCCGCCCTGATTACCGCGCGCTTCTTCGCCGACCTCAAGGCGGCGCTGGATCAGGCCACCGCCCGGGCCGAGGACCTGGGGCGCGAGATCGAGGAACTGGCCGAAGAACACGGGGCCGAGGGCGGGCTGTTCGAGGACCTTCTGGCCGATGGGGCCAAGCTGACGGCGGGAGGGGTGAAGGCGCGGCTGAAGGACAGGGGCCTGGAGCCGGACGAAAAGGCCCTGCTGAAACAGGCAGCCGTGCTGTTTGAAGGCGAGGCCGAGGCGAAGCGCGCGGCGAAAGAGGCCGAGGCCCGGCTGACCGAGGCCGTGCTGAAGAAATACCCCAACCTGACCATGGGCGAGATCCAGACCCTTGTGGTGCAGGACAAGTGGCTGGCCGACATTACCGCCGCCATCGGGGCCGAGGTCGAAGCGCGGACGGAGACGCTCACCGCCCGCGTGCGGGTGCTGACCGAACGCTATGGCCAGACCCTGCCGCAGATCATGGAGGATCTGGCCGGGCTCGAGGCGCGGGTAGCCGGGCATCTGGCGGCGATGGGGGTGGCGGGATGA